CATCAAAGCTATTTTAGACGCACTTCAAGGAGTTTTCTACAAAGACGATTCCCAAATTGTTACCGTAATTGCTAGTAAAATTTACTCTAATAAGGTTTATGGCGTGGAAATTTCTATTGACAAGGTTTAATTGATATGAACTAACTTTTATTTATACCCTTCACATAAAAAAAGCCCTGCTTTCCCCACAGGGCCACGATCGCCTCCAAGTACATCATATCACTTACGGAGGCGGTTTGCAATCAAAACAAATACAACTTTTAATTGAGCAGCAAGAACAAGATGATCGTACCATTCGGATTGCCCATCAGATAATCACACCACTTAAACAAAGAATCTTCAGGAAAATAAGAAACAAAAAAAAACGGGCAATATTCATTCTTCATCTTTCCGGGTTTTCAATCGCAAGATTGAGCAATTTGTTTGCGTATAGCCGTAATACAATCTATGAATATATCGAAGAATGTTGTGGCATATATCCTCTGACCCTCAAAAAAACTGAACAGTTCTGACACTTTGAAAAAAAATTTTATTTCCTAGTCCCCCAAGCAGTTACATCAAAAAACACCCCAAAAACACTGAACACTTTCATATAGGGTGAGAGGCATTCGTCAGGGAGTTCACCTAAAAAAGGATCGATCCTTCTCTCTGCCTCTGGGTTTTGTTTAGGATTGTTTTGTCCCTTGAAAAATCATATCGCCGTAACTCGGTACAAAAAGTGGAGCTATGGAAGTGATAATGGACGGTAGAACCATTCCACCACGACCCAGACAGAGTACTGGAAGGGAATTTATTTGTTTTGCTCTTTCTGTATTTCTGGATATTAGCATCGAAAACAAACTAGTTCGGGGCAGTGTTTCTTTTTAACTAAATCCCTTTTTTCCACTCTTAAGGGATGTCTGGGGAAAAAGAGTTTAACCGTCTGCTGTCCCGTTCTATTTTTATAAATTAATTAATGGATTTTAAAACACTCACACCACAAGAGATCCAAACCTTACAGGTAGATGCTGCTTTACGACTTGTTGGTGAATATTCTAGCCAACTCCCACTTATTAACAACCAAATATCCGAAGCTATTGTCCAGAAATATCAGGCAGAATCAAATCTCCAAAAATTAAAAAATAACAAAAAAACAATGATAGAAATGCTACGAGCATTGAAAGTGATAGTGAACAACGCATGAAATTACCTGAAGAAATCCAAGGGAAGAATCGAATTAGAGATTTTAATATTTGTAGGCTTTACATTGAGGGCAAAACGCCGCCAGAGATCGTTGAGCAAGGAAAGTTAAAAATCACCGTAAGGCGAGTTAATCAAATACTTTATGACCATGCGGATTTCTTGAATTCGCGCATAGCATGGCCTAAGTCTAGGCGTATCCACTACTTACAGAAATGGATCGGCGAACGTCCGAAGTCTCGGAAAGATGCAGCAGACCTTATGGAGCAATTGAGAAAAGAGCTAGAAGGGGATCGTCCATTAATAGATCAATCAGAACATAAAACTTTTGTTATTCAAAAAACTTATGTCAAATCTGACGTGGAGTCTGAAACAAACGAACGCCTGCGACACGCTCGACAAACCAGAGATTAAGTATCTTTTGTACGGTGGTGCAAAAGGTGGTGGAAAATCTGTGTTTGGGTGTACCTGGATGTACATGAAATGCCAGTTACTCATTCAAAGATTTAATCTTAAAAAACAAAAGTATCCTATCAGCGTAGGATACATGGGACGCAAGCGTGCGGTAGATTTTAATGATACAACGCTTGAAACTTGGAAACGAGTTATCCCATCCCATTGTTACATCTTGAGAAGCCATGAGAAAGAAATCATCATTGATGAAACGGTAAAGATTTCTTATGGTGGATTTGACAACGAGATAAACGTACAGAAGTTTCAATCAGCAGAGTTTGGATATTTTTTCATTGACCAAGCAGAAGAAGTTTCACGGGATGATGTAGCCTTGTTACAAGGAACCATGCGGTTGAAGATTAACGATGAGGAGCTTGATTACAAAGGACTCTTTACAGCTAACCCTTCAGACTGTTGGTTAGTTGATGATTTCATCTACACCGAAAAGAATTCCCATTCATTTATACAGGCATTACCTTCTGATAACCCTTATCTCCCAGAGGGTTACATAGATGACCTCAAAGAGGCTTTTGCACATCGGCCAGAACTGATTGAGGCGTATGTTTATGGTTCTTGGAGCAGTTTATCTGGATTTGATTTGGTTATTAACAAAACTTGGATTGAGAGTGCTGTTAATCGTGATTTGTCTTTTGTTAAAAGTGGCAGAAAAGTTGTGGCGTGTGATCCAGCACGATTTGGTGATGATGAAACAGTAATTTACGTCATTGAAGACAACAAGATTGTTGACCAGATGATTTACGGGCAGAAATCCACAATGGAGACTGCCGGGTATTTAGTAGCTTTGAAAAACAAACACAAGGCGCGATACGTAGCAGTTGATGCTACCGGGTTAGGTGCAGGTATAGTTGACAGATTACGAGAGTTAAAGATTCCTACGTTAGAGATAAATTCCGGGAGTAGACCTACGGTTGAAACACAGCAGAACACTTACTTGAATTTACGCAGTCAAATGTGGTGGGAAGCAGCAGATTTATTTGCTAAAGAGCAAGTCAATATTCCGAACGATTCAGTATTAAAACGGCAGTTAGGAAGTGTCAAGTATCAGATGAACTCACGCGGATTGATACAGATTGAGTCAAAGGATGATATCAAGAAACGGCTTGGTGGCAAGTCTCCTGATAGAGCAGATGCGTATGTTTTAGGATTATACGCTTTGAAATATGTTACACCTGACAAGCATGATTTTAGGCGCGGGATAGTACGAAAGAAAGTAGATAACAAGTATGGCTGGCAATACCATGAAGGGCCGATGGCACGGATAAGATAAAAGGAGAATTACGACATGGCACAGGATTTACCCAATGTAAAAGACCGAACGATCACCGGGAAGTTAAGTCAACCGCTTAAAGATTTCTTAAAAGATTTAAGAGAGAAGATTTCAAAAGACGATTCAGACCGTGAAAACTGGATGTACAAAGTTATGACAGCCAGGAACCAGCGGTTAGGAATCAAGCGGTACACCAATGAACCGTACGAAGGTGCGCCGGACATTCCGTTACCGGAGAGCGATAAACTGATTAAGAAAGGGACGCCGAATTTTGTACTATCGAGTTGGTCCCCGAAAAAGATGTGTATTGTCAGCGTAGCTGATGGCGTACAAGTAACGCCGCAGTTGAAAGAGAAAGCGCATCGTTCAGAGTTAGTTATGAACATGATTTTACGCAAGAAGATAAACTGGTTTGAGAAGTTAGAGTTAGCGGCTGATTTTGCAAAAGAATCAGGTTTTTGTTTGTTCAGGGTTGTTGAGAAGTGGGAAGACAGAAAAATCCATAAAGTCATAGATTTAGATGATTTTGAAGAAGAGCAGGTTGATCAATTGAAACAGTTGTCTAATGATGGAATACGGACATTTCTTGTTGATCGATACGGGTTTGATTTGGAAGACAAAGAAGACAAAAGAGAAATAGACGGGGTTATCAAGCAATTCCGAAGCGGAGAATCTATTATTGAGTTTGATGTAAAAGATATCACATCGATGCCTGATGTAGACATACCGTTGCCAACGAAAGTTATTGTACCGTCATACACCACAGATGTTACAAAGGCCAACCGGATAACTTATGAATATTTTATGACACGGCGTGAGATTGAGGAAAACATCAATGCTGAAGTTTTCATAAAGAAAGATTTAGACGCTCTTGATTTTTCAGGAAAAGGAAGAGAAGACACTGATTTAGTTGAGAGTCAGAAACGGCGGCACGAGGGTGTTGGTGACAGTAATTCAACAGCAGATTTATTCAGGATACATGAAGTAGAGTGTTGGTATCAAGAAGAGAAAGATGGCCCGTTTGCACGGTGGGTATTCACATTCTTAGCTGATATTTTACCAGCTGAAGAAGCTCTTTTAAGAAGGCTTCCATTCCCGTATGAGTTTGACGGATGGAACTATGAACGGTTCGACAATGAGAAAAAAGACCCGCGTCATTACAACAGCCGGGGTGAACCTGAAATGATCCGTGCTGTTCAAGACACAATGGAACGCTCGTTAAATAACATGCTTATCCGCGATGAAATGAATAATAACCCGTTATATGAAGTTCTTGATACATCCGACATATTACAACGTGAAACATTTTTAAAACCCGGCGACATGCTTCCGGTTAAAGCATTGGGACAAGAAATCCGGGCATTGCATGAACCGATCAAGGTTGATGTTTCATCGGACAGGATTATGCAGTTATTGAAAGCTTATGTGGAAGAGTATCGTTTCTTAGGTGACCAGTTATTCCGTAATGCTACTAACGCAGGTGGCGGAAAGACGTTAGGCGAGATTAATCTTGGATTACGAAATCAATCAGGCCCGTTAAATCTTGATGTTATTCGATGGAACGAAACTTTATCGCGTGTATACAAGAAGATGTTTTTAATTATGCAAGAACGGTTAGACGAACCGATTTTTATTGAAGGGGTAAAAGTCACGCGAGAAGATTTCAACTTTCCGGCTGAAGTACGGTCAAACGGGAACCTTGAAATATCTGATAAGCAATTAGCTACACAAAAAGCTATTGCGCGTATTCAGATTGTATTACAGATGGTTCAATCAGGAGTAGCCAACGTTGAAGATGTATACAACGCATACCGTGATTGGCTTGAGAAAGACGGAGTAAAAGACCCGGATCAGTTCAGCACACATCCTCAAGAAATACTCCAAGGAAAGCTTGCACAGATGCAGCAGGCATTACAGCAGATGCAATTACAAGCCCAGCAATTGCAGAAAGCTAACGAAGATTCGCAGAAAGATTTAGCAAAGACCAAGGAACAAACAACCACTGCGGTAAAAAACGCACAAGGGCAGATGGAGGCTTTAGTTAATGCGCAATGATGCAGAATCGTTGAAAAGGCAGCTACATGCGGCTTTATTAGTACGAGAAACGCTTACAACGGATGGATGGGCAGATATTATCCAACCGATTATTGACCGTAGCATCGGTGACATTTTAGGGCATAAGCGTGGCAAGAAATGGGCTGGTGGATTAATCAGCAAGACTGAACATCTCAATAAGATTGATTATTACATTGGGTATAAACAAGCGTTAGTTGATTTAAACAATAGAATATGGAACTATTTATTAAGTATTAGTGCGCTTGAAGAGCAAATAAAAAGGATGGGAAATCGAGAAACAAAAATGGCGAAAGAAATATACGCGGACAGTAAATATTCTTCAAAGGAGTAGTATGTCAGAATACCCAAAAATCGGTATGAAGTTTGAGCAAGTACGCAGCAGATTGAAAAAATACCAGTCTGTTAAAAAGAGCCCA